ACAATTGGTCATATACATTCTGGCGACACACCATAACAGTTGGCTTGTCATCGTCATAAGTTACCGCTCCAAAAGCTTGCTGCATTAAAGGCATTGATAATGCTCTATCAGTACCGCTATTGTTCTTAGAAACAGCTACCCACTCAGCTAAATCAGCCACAGCAATTCCACCGTAGGTAGAAGAAGTGTCGATAGTAGCTTGTAAGCCTGTGATTTGCTTAGTAGTTAAAGCGCCTGTAGAAGCTGTACCATCAGAGAAAAGCCCAACTCCTAGGTTTTCTTTGATGTTCTTCTCAGCGATTTTAACTTTAGAAGCAATCAAGTTAAGCTTAGCAGCGTCTCCGCTGTTCTTTAGAATATCAGCTCTTGAAATCCTAATTGGCTCATAGATCTGCTTCCACTCAAACTCGGCCGCTGTGATATCGTCAGTGTGAGAGATATCAAGCTCTTCTAGGTCGCTATAGTAACCACCTACTCCTGGCTTACTCTTAATGATAGGGGCAATAATTTTAGTACCACCATCTTTTAACATGATTTTTTCAGGTCTTGTTAACCTGGCTAGTAATGCGTTCGTGTCATACACGTTATCAACTAGCTTTTTAATGAACTTTTTCTCCGTAATGGAGTCAAGTTGACTATATGATAATGCCATACATCCTCCTAATTATTTTGAGCTAGTATTGAGGCAACCATTTCACTGTAGGACTGCCTAGACTTACGTGAAGGCTTCTCTTCATTAACTACAGGTTGCGCTACTTGCTCAACGACTTTAGGCTTCGTCTCTGCGAGAGCCTTTGTCTTGTTTAACTTTGCCTTGGATTTATAGAGCTTAACAAGTTCCGCACCATATTCACTATGAAACGCCTTATCTACACTCTCTGCCCCGTTAATATAAGCATCTTTAACGCGACTCCAATCAACCGTAAGTCCAAGTTCTTTCAGTTGATTTCCATACTTACCCTTTAAATCCCCTAACTCCTGATTGTACTTCTCACGAATCGACTCATCTTGCTTACTAGTTGTGTCGTTCTTAAGCTTATCAATTTCGCTAGTTAATTTCTTAATCTGCTCATTGAATACGGGGTTAGCGTAAGCTCTTTCGGTCTTTTGGAAAGCCGCTTGTAACTCTTCATACAGGTCAGGGTCTTCCTCCATGATTCTATCAACGGTGGTGTCCCATTTTTGCTTAAGAGTTAAAACGTCTCCAAGCTCCGCAGCTCTTTTGTCGTAATCGTCCATTAACTGAGAATACTCATTCTCAATTTCTGTCCTTTCCGCCTCAAAAGCCTTTCTTTCGTCAGCTAAAGCCTGCGTTTTCTGAGTGTAATCCCACCCTTTTTGCGCAAACTCCATTGCTTCCTCTTTTGACAAACCTCTAGTTTCACCGTCTCTGGTTACTTCCAAAAAAGCCTCTGCGTGGTCTTCTGACTGCTCTTCTTTCTCAGGGTTTAAAAGCTTGTCTAATGCTTGCTCACTTGAAACTTCTTCTTCCTCAGAGTCCACGGATTCGACTTGCGTCTCTACTGCGGGTTGCTCTTCAACGGAGCTAGATGTCTCTGGCTCGCCTGCTACTAAATCACTAGCATCAATTCCGAAGTGCTCCATTAGGCTTGAATCTAAAGACTCGCCTGGGCTTGCTTCTAATGCTTCGTTTTCCATATACCGTCCTTTTGTTGGTTAAACTTGTTGCTCAAGTGGCACTTCCTCTGCAGGCATCCCTTCCGCTGGGATACCTAACTGTGCCTTAAGTTCTTCATTTTCACCTGCTAAAGCCTCTAGCTGCATTTGCATTTCATCCTGCTCATTTAGTCTTTCTAGAATCTTAGCTTTGTATGGTACGTCAGTTACTTCAAAAAATGTTCTAGGGTCTATCACCTGATTTTGTAGCATTTCTTTCATTACATTAAAGATAGCTTCTTTATCTAATCCTGCGGTTGAGCCAGGTGAGACTCTAACCTCGTAAGATAGGGATTGAATATTATCAGGGTCAAAATCAAGTGTTTTAATCTGTCCTGCTTTATCCCATATTCTTAGCTTCCTTTCAGTTGTCCAATACTTAATAATCCTAGAGCTTATAAGCTGCCCTAATCTTAGTATGGAATACTCTTCTAAATATCTTGTTTTAAGCCTGATACGACCCACTGACTGCTCTTGTAGGAAGCGAATAGCTTGAGCCGCTGTAATACCTGCAGGTCTACGCCCTTGAGTGGCTTCGTTAATACCGCTAATTTGCTCGATAGCTCTTTGATCGGCGTCCTTTCTAGCTCCTAGTTGTGGGTTAGTTGACCCCGCTTCTAGTCTTCTCGCCTCGGTGCCTTTTTTCTTTTTAACCACAAGTCCTGGCTCATTGGTTAAAGTGTCAGAGTCAACGCCTGACTCTTCGTCAATAACCCATCCCGAGTTACCAGTTAAGCGTAAGTTTTGCAGCTCCGCCCAGTCCATTTCGTTATAAGATTTTTGAGAGCTAATAATATTTCTAACTTCAGACGTTCCGTAAATAGAGTCTGCGCTTTTATAACAGTAATAAGGAACTAAAGGTATCATACCGTCTTTTACAGGCGCTTCACCGTCAAAAAGAACCTTGTGCCCTTGCTTCATTACTAGTCTTAAGTTGTTATAATATTTAGGCTTTAAACCTTTAGGATTTTGCTCTTGATATACTCTATGAGCTTCTAAGTGGTCATCAATCATTGAAAGCATGACCGATAATTCAGGTGACTGCTCTCTTAGCTGCTCGATAACGTCTTCAGTTACTTCCTCTACGCTTACACCTAGATTTTGAGCTACGATAATTGCCTTAAGCTCCTCATGGGCTTCGATATGTTCTTCGTGGTCTTCATACATCCCAACGTCAGGAGCCTCGCCCTCCATTAGTTGTCTAGCCTCTTTGGCAATCTCATCCATAGTCACGATTTCGTCGACTTTCTCCATTGAATAGTCTTTAAACCAATACTCTTCTAAGATTGTAAGGTCTTTACCACCATAGCGGCTTTTCTCATCGGTCATTGATGTGCCAGGACTCCAACGAGACTCACGAGAGTAATCATCGTTAGACTCTTCCATATTAGGGATATCTACTGGTTTTATATCGTCAGCGTGTTTAGGGAAGCGCCTTTTAAGCTTATCAACTCTCACAGGTTTTTTAATAATTGCAAAGTCTGCAGCGTCTAGCTCATTAGCAGCGGGGTCAACCCAAACATGTCTCCAGTCTAGGGTATCAACCGTAATAGAGCCTTCGCCGTTTTCTTTATCAGGGTCGAAGTCAACGTACTGCCAACCCGTACCTGTGATCAACATATCTCTAACAGTCTCGGGAAGCTTCATAGCGAAGCGCTCTTTTTCTAGAACGTATTCAACGCCAGACTCTAACACTTTGGCGTTATCTATGTCGTCGTCTTCCATACCGATAATTGATGCGCTCGGACGAGTATCAGTTAGAATAGGAATCTCACCTTCAACTACAGTAAAGCACCAGTTTTTAACAGGTCTACGCTTAGCTACTTTCCATTGATCGCCTTTATAAAAAGTTTCTTCTTCAACCCACTGCTCTTCAAGGCTTCTTCTATATTCGTTGGCTTCTTTAAATTTCGACTCTAGATGTTTGATCAACTCTTTTTGATCTTTGAGGTTGTCTTCCAAGTGACTTGCTCCTGTGAGAATTTGTATATACACTAAGATGATATTGGTTACAAGCTAAGGAGTCAATTTTGGATAAGCCTAAAATTATCTATAAGTACGCATTTAATTGTGAAAAATGTAAAAAACTAGTCAAAAGAGTCAAATTAGAAAGAAAAGCTCATGAAATGGAACTTTTGCACTCAGGATTATGTCAGTTCTGTGACCATGCTATTCTAGTCCGAACTATGACAAAAGAGATAATCCAACCAAAGAAGGAGGCTTAATGCCTTTATATACATTTGAATGTGAGTCCTGCAAAGCAGTACACCGTGAGTTAATGTCTATGATCGATGCCGTACCTTTTGGCAAGACCATGGGCGGGAAGTGTGAGAAGTGCGGACACGAGGTTCTAGTTCGTAAGGTAGAAGCCGCTAATATCCTAAGAAACGACAAGATCGGAGGCGATGGCTTTAAAACAGGGTTTAACCCTGGCTTGGGCGAGGTAGTTACCTCTAGATCGGACATGAAGGCTAAAATGAAAGAGAAAGGTCTAGTTGAGGTAGGTAACGACATGAAGAGCACTGGACAAAAAAGGAAATCTAAGGGAGGCTTTACTGCTAATGATATTAAGGAGCTTCGTTCTGAAGGCGCAGAATTAAGCGACAGAGAAGCCGACAAGCTTATAAAGGACACGAATGAGTAGCTACATTGACTGGTTGTATTTTGGCTCGGTATTTTCTTGGATTGTAGGCTACATAGGCCTAAAGTTTGAGTCTGATATTATATGCGTTCTAGGGTTTGGCTTCTCTTTAATGTGCTTTAGCTTCATTATGTTTCTAGCTAGTCACGCTGTATTCTAACTAAATTGATCTTCCGCCTCGCCGTCCATTATCTTGGTGATATCTTTAGACGGGCTATATGCTTTTAACTTTCTGCTATAAATATTCGGTTTAATAAAGCCGCTTTTCTCTTCTTCGTGCTCAGGCTTAACAAGACCCATAATCATCAAGCCTATAATTCCTAATAGGCTTATAATTGCTATTAATAAAACTAATACTGTAATCTCAAAGCTTGTCATCGTCTTCGTCCTTTATGTCTGCTAACTTACATATTCCCCAGATTGCCACTGTTATTATGCTACCTAAAATTATATGAAACAAAATAAATCCTACCATTTCGTGATAGGCGTTTATTTGAATAGCTGCCATACTATCGCCACATAATTGATTGTTACATAGACCACCATACTTGTGTCTATAGTTCTTTTAAGTGATGTTTTAACGGGATGAGCCTTCCTGGAATAATGGTAGGTAAGTGGTATCACTGGTAACACCATTAAATTAACTAAACTGAGATTCTCCACGAGTTCGCCTTTTGCTTAATAATTTCAACTTATCTTCTAATGTTTTCGGTGCTTTGTCGAATTTATTAGGATTAACCGCCTTAAAATCACCGTAGTTAGCTTGTTTAATAGCCTGTATAGCAATACAAGTAGCGACCGTTCTATCTTTTGAATTAAGGATAACATTCCCATCCGCCTCTACTGACAAGGTAGACATTTCTCTTAGAAGTGCCTTGTCGTATAGCGTAATTATATCATCCCTAAACACTTCTACAAAGTCGTCTAGCATCTTCATTTTAGTCTTGGTGTTGGTGTGCCATCCGATCTTTTTAGTATATTCTTCGGATAATTGCTCCTTAACTTCTCGTGTATATACATTAAAATAACGTAAATCTCTCATCTTAGAGACTACAGTGTGACCGTGGTTATTAACCTCTACGGCTACCAGTGCTTTGTTGTATTTCTCGCCTACCTGACATAATAGCTTACCAAAGTCACCAGGCTCTATATGTCCCTCAAAGCTAGCTACTTGGTTGAGGTCGTTATCTATTACAAAGATTGTAGACATATCCCCGTCAAGTAATCCCTCTGCTACGTCTGCTCCTACTGCGTAATATTTGCCTTCCGCTGGCTCCTCATACACGACAAGTCCATTGTCTTGCTTTTTGCCTTTCTTATCTATCCTGGCTATTCGTTGATTGATTACTTCCATTTTAAACACTGGTCGACCTGAAGCAATAAAAGCCTCGAAAGGTGTTAAAGGAAACTCTTGTTTAAATTGATCGGATGAGTCTAGAACAGCGGAACCCATTTCATTTCTAATCTTATAGCGTCTAAACATAAGCTTTCTAGGTGTAAGCTCAGGATGCTGCTTAACTAATTCCTTTTCAAGTTTATTAAGCTCAAAGTCTATAGGCGGCTCAATCTCATACTCAGGGTTAAGAGTCCACTTAAAGAATACAGGGGTAAACTCCGACTCTCCTCTCTCCGCTGCGTCCCAACGCTCATAGAACTCTTGCCCGTCTCCTACTATTCC